GGAGATGAAAAAATCTTCGTTGGATACTTAACCTTTATCAAAGGTAACAAGTGTCTAATGAATAAACATTTCATCTCAGCAGTGGCCGCTTTTTGCGTCCGTGCACAGAACAATTCCGAAGAGTTCTCAGTGTGGTTTGGAAATGTCCCTGGTGATCCGCTTGTTGAATTGGACTTTCAGCAAATCATCGAAAGTCGTGTCGAAGTCAAAAGGTCTACCTTTTCCACAGAATTTGTTATGTTAACAATGCCCACCTCTGTTCAACCTCGACCAAATATTCTCAAGCACTTCATCCACAGACATAAACTAGCAGATATGCGCGCTGGCTTGCGAATGTTGATGCCAACTTACGAAAGAACTTCAAGAGGTTACTCCCAAGTAACCCGCGATGGTTTTTTCGAGAAAACGGCAGACGTTCAGCTTAGCTGGTCCAAATCTGATGGTTCTCCCCAAATCACACACTATCCTCAGTCTGGATATGTACAAATGTCAACAAAGAAAGGAGATTGTGGAACACCACTAGTGATTGGCTCAGATTCGTTCGCAAAGAAAATCTGTGGTATTCACTTTGGTGGTGATGCTGGCATGGGAGTATTCTGTGTTCTCACTTATGAAGATCTCGAACCGCTGGTTCGTAGTGAAATCTATGAGGATTCAGAGACTCTCACTGTTAGTGCCCACGTCTCCGACTTTCCGTTGACAGGAAGTACGCGCTATATTGGTACCGTAGCGCAACCCGTCTTCCAAGGTACCAAAACGAAGAAGGTCCGTTCATTGATCTTCAACCAGGTCGTCGAGACTACAGTTGCCCCAAGCGCTATGGCCCACCCGTTGGCACCGGATGGTCCTATGCTCAAGGGATTAACTAAGTCTATTGGCCCAGTCACGCTTTCCGACCCCACCTCTGTGCGTTTGGCAATACACTCCTATAAGGAAATGTTGTACGAGCACAAGGATGCACAATCTGATCGTTTTGTTCTCACCTTCGAACAAGCCTGCAAAGGTATTGATGGTGATGAAGCATATCCACCGCTAAAACGAACAAAAAGTGCAGGTTTTCCTTACTGCCTTCGTGCAACGAAGGGTAAGGAAGACTGGCTAGGAACAGGTGACTGGACTTTCGATCAACCCCGACTCCAGGAACTTCGAGATGACGTTGGCAAACTCGTTGAGAATGCAAAACGTGGTGTAATAAGTGAGGTTATCTTTGTTGACACTCTGAAGGACGAACTTCGTCCCTTAGATAAAGTGTTAGCAGGGAAAACCAGAACTTTTTGCGCCGCACCCTTGCATTTCTCCGTTGCTTTTCGTATGTACTTTAGCGGGTTTCTCGCTTTTATGTACAAACGAAGAATAACAAATGAGTGTGCCGTTGGTATCGATGCCCGAAGCGCTGAATGGGGCCGTCTGGCTTCAACTCTTCGCCTCAAGGGTGACAATATGATTGCTGGTGACTTTTCGAATTTTGATGGAACTATCGAGCACTCACTCTTTATGGGTGTTCTAGAAATCATCAATGACTGGTATGCTGATTCGGCAGAGAATAAACTTGTTCGGAGAGTGCTTTGGAGTAACATCCATCACTCCAAGCACCTACTGAACACTTACGTTTATCAACTCGCCCACGGACAACCGTCCGGTAATCCAGCAACCGCCATCACTAATTCGATGTATAATTCACTGGCAATCCGCTATTGTTATTTTCGAGCAACAGGCCGTCCGGATTTCAACAGGAAGTGCGCTGTAATAACTTATGGTGATGATCACATTATCTCCGTCTCCCAAGACGTTTGTGATCTATTCAATCCAAAAGTTCTAACGCAACACTTCTCAGAACTCGGAATGGTCTACACTTCAGAAGACAAAGGAGAACAAACGGAAGCTTTCCGTCCACTCTCTCAAGTCTCTTTTCTGAAGCGTGGATTTGCGCTTTGTCCCGAAACTGGGTATATGATGGCACCCCTGGCTCTCACTTCAATCCTTGAAATGACGAACTGGGTTAGTACCACACATGGTGCTCAAGATGCAATTCGAATGAATTGCATCGATGCGTGTGAAGAGCTTCTCTTCCACCCGCAAGCCACATATACTGAGTACACGGACAAAATAACACACGCATTATCCGCTCGACAACTCAATATACCAACTATTGACTGGAAGTTCGGTCGCCAACTTATCGCATCAGGTAATCTTTACCTGATTCGAGAAGCTGAACGGCCTAGGGTATGATTTAAAATACGATCCTTCATATTCACTTTGTTTTTATACCTCTCATTGTTTTTATTTTTTATCTCATTTCATTCATATCTATCTTCTCTCAATATAAATATCATCTCTCTCTCTCTCCCCCTCTCTCCCCCTCTCTCTTTTCCCCTCTCTTTTTCTCTCTCTCCATTTTTTCCTTTCCCTAACCAAGATGACAGCAAAAGACACTTCAATGGC